AACAATGCAAAAGAGAATTAATTACTCTCTTTTTATAGTGCAAGGAAGAGGCTGTTACCAGACAGCCGAACTTGACAACTTAGAGGTGGTACTCAGGCATGGTACTAGAAATAGGCTGTGTCACATCACTCTACCGAGTGGAAGTTGGTTCTTGGCTCATTAGAACAGGTATCTGTGTAGCTGAGTTGGGGGTGTACCCAAGTCCCTCCTATTTCGCATTACTTAACTAAAAAGGTAATTTATGAACTTAAAAGGACGCTTGACAATTATTTACAAAGTGTGTAATATAACTGTTATAAATAATACTGAGGCCGCTAATATAGGCCACACAAATACAATTAATACGAGGAAAAAAATATGGACTTTGAATCATTAAAACAATCGTCAAGTAATTTTGACGCAATCACAAAAGCTCTGGAAACAAAACTATCTCCAGAGGACCAATCTAACAAAAACAAATACCAAGACGACAGATTTTGGAAACCTGAACTAGATAAAACTGGTAATGGTTATGCTGTTATCAGGTTCTTACCTGCTTCTAATGGCGAAGAGATGCCGTGGCAAAGAGTATGGTCACACGCATTCCAAGATAAAGGCGGTTGGTATATTGAAAACTCATTAACAACTCTTAATCAAAAGGATCCTGTTAGTGAAGAAAATACTAGATTATGGAATACAGGTTTAGATAGTGATAAAGAAATTGCTAGAAAGAGAAAAAGAAAATTATCTTACTATGCAAACATCTTTGTTGTAAGTGACCCTAAACATCCTGAAAATGAGGGTAAAGTATTCTTGTTCAAGTTTGGTAAAAAAATCTTTGACAAGATTACAGAAGCAATGCAACCAGCATTTGAAGATGAAACGCCAATCAACCCATTTGATTTTTGGAAAGGTGCAAACTTTAAACTAAAAATTAGAAAAGTTGATGGTTACTGGAACTATGATAAATCAGAATTTGAGGGTGTTTCTCAAATCAAAAACAGTGATGATGAAATCAAAGCTGTTTGGGAAAAACAACACGCTCTAAAACCATTTGTTGACCCTAGTAATTTTAAAACCTATGATGAACTCAAAGAGAAACTGAATAGGGTAATTACGGGTACACAAAGCACGGTAACCGTAGATGAATATGACCTCCCACCACAGACATCTACAACATCCGTGGAAATGCCGAAAGTAAGTGAGTCTTCAATGGCTAGTGACGAGGACGATACATTGTCCTACTTTAGTAAATTAGCTGACGAAGACTAATCCTTTCTCTCTTAATTACTGAAAGCATTGACCCTTAGCGAGAAATCGCTAAGGGTTTTCTTATAAATAGTGGTATGGCAACTATATTCGACCCATTAAAAGATTTACAAGGCAATCAATTAAAGTCTGCTAGATGGTACAGAAATGCAGCCTCTTTGATTACTGATAGAGCATCACAAAGTAAATTGATGCGAGAAGGTAGATTAAATGGTAGACCAAGTGCAGGCCGTATGTGTATGTTTGTATATGATGCAAAGACAAAAGCGAAACTACCATATTGGGACGCCTTTCCATTGGTTTTACCTGTAGATACTTTTAGAGGTGGTTTTGTAGGTATTAATTTTCACTATCTACCATATGGTGCCAGATTTAAATTATTAGAAAGATTGCAAACTTATGCAAGTAATGGTAAATTTGATAGTAGTACAAAGTTACAAGTAGGTTATAGTAATCTAAAAGGTGAGAATATAATTAAACCAGCAATTAAAAAATATTTGTGGTCACAAGTTAAAACACAATTTAGAAGAATAGATGTTGACGAAATGGCAATAGCAATTTATTTACCAGTAGCAGACTTCCAAGGTTCTACACTTGGAAAAGTATTTGCAGCTGCAAGGAGAATAATCTAATGGCAATATTAAGAGGTGGAAAAAGAATCGGTAATTACGATATTAGAATTGGTTTACCGAGAGATAGGTCACTTGATAATGTTAACGCTGATGAAAGATTAGGTAGAAAACCAGGTGGTAATCCTGAAACTACTATAAACAGATTTATTGCAGAAATAAACCAAGGTGAAGGCCTTGCAAGACCAACAAGATATTTGGTTGTGATACAACCGCCACAAAGAATTATTACAAATCCATACGAAGGTGATTTTGATATGACACCTGGAAATAATGATATGGAAAGTATGACAATAAAAAGAAATGTTGGTATGATGTGTAACAAAGTTACATTGCCAAATAGAGATGTTAACACAGTAGACCATAGAGTATATGGACCTGCTAGACAAATGCCTTATGCATATAGTTATAGTGGCCAAATAGAGTGTACATTTTATGGTGATAAGTTTTTAAGACAAAGAACATTTTTTGAAAATTGGCAGAAAAAGATATTTGATAATGTATCACACCATATGGATTTTTATGACAACTATGTTGGTACAATGGACATCTATCAATTAGGTTCTTTTAGTGCTGAGCAAGATAGAGATAGAACAACTTACGCAGTAAGACTATATGAAGTATATCCTCAAACTATAGGTTCTATTGACTACTCATATGGTGCAACTGATACATCTGTTAATGTGCCAATTACATTAAACTTTAGAACTTGGAAGAATTTAACAATAGACCAAATTGATGGTGCAACTGTAGGACAAGCATTTGGTGATGTGCCTACAATTAAACCGTCACCAGAATTCGGATTGTTTGGTGGTATTTTAAATAGACTGCCTCCTGAAATAAGAAGAGCAGGCCGTGATATATTACAAACAACTAGAAGAAATCTACCGATTGGTAGAGTAACAGGTGGTAAAGTATTCCCACCATTTTTATAATTAACAAGGAGATAATGATATGGCATTGCCTATATTAGATACAGCGACATATGAATTGACATTACCATCAAGTGATGTACAAGTCAAGTATAGACCTTTTCTTGTAAAAGAAGAAAAGATTTTATTACTGGCTATGGAATCAAATAGTCCAAAAGAAATAACCAAAGCATTAAAAGATATTGTACACGCTTGTACATTTGGAAGTATTAATGTGGAGGCACTACCAACATTTGATTTAGAATTTATCTTTCTAAATGTAAGAGCTAAGTCAGTTGGTGAAATTGCAAAATTAAAGATTTTGTGTCCAGATGATAAAGAAACTTACGCAAATGTAGAAGTAGATTTATCAAAGGTTGAGGTTCAAGTAGATGATGAACACAGCAATGAGATACAAATTAATGACAAGATTAAGTTATTAATGAAATATCCTACAATTGATAGTTTTGATGCAACTGTTGACGCAAATCAATTAAAGACACAACAGTTATTTGACATTATTGGTAAATCTATTTACCAGATTTATGAAGGTGAAACTGTACACAATGCAAAAGACTATAGTAAGGAAGAAATGCAGGCGTTTATTGAATCATTAACAAGTGACCATTTTGCTAAGATTCAAAAATTCTTCAATTCTATGCCAAGACTGGCACACGAAATTGAGGTTGTAAATCCAAAAACGCAAGTGAAGAGTAAGGTTATGTTGCAAGGGTTGACAGATTTTTTCGTATCGCCCTCTCACATGACAACTTAGAAAATTACTTCCAAGTCAACTTTGCGTTGATGCAACATCATAAATATTCTTTAACCGAGTTAGAGAATATGGTGCCGTGGGAGAGGGAAATATATGTGGACCTATTAGTGGCACACATAAAAGAAGAAAATGAAAGAGCAAGAGAGAGGGCTAGCCGTGGAAAATAAAGAAGAAACAATTGTAGTACCTGCTGATAAACCAGAAGTTACTAAAAAAGTAAATGTTGAATTAGAGGTAGATACATCTATCAAAGATTTAGGACCTAATCCATATGCAAAGATAATTCATATGGCAAGGGCTATTGATGCTTGGAGAATATTTCCACGAATTTTCATTACAACATACATTTACCTATTATACAAAGTAGTAATATGGTATATGAACTTACCAAATCCAACAATGGAACAATCAGGCTTAGTTAGTATCGTAGTTGGTGCAGGCGCAGCTTGGTTTGGTCTATACACAGGCAGTAGAGCAAAAGGTAAATAATGGCTGAGAACACAGGTAAAACAACAGGCTCAATGATAGCGGCTATTCAGTCCGCTCAAAAGGCAGTTGGTTCTGCTATCACAGGTGGTGCAGCTGCTACAGTTGGCGCTGATAATGGTAGTTTATCTGTATTAGAAGATTTAAGGTCTATTGGTAGAGAGAATGAGAAGAATACTGAATCTCTTTTAAACACAATGAGGCAAATGTTTGCCTTTGATAAAGATGCATTTAGAAGAGAAAGAGACCAAGCAAGAGAACTTGCAAAAGAAAAACAATTAGCCGCATCAAATTCATCTGTTGCATTACCTACAAAAGAAGAAGCAACAGGTGATTTTGGTGTTAAAGGTATTGCGGCTATCGGTGCATTAGCCTTATTTGCAAAAAGTATTGGGGTCGAAGATGTACTACGATTACCACAACAAATCAAATCTATCAGGTCAATGGCCACATTTGCTAAAGGTGTGGGTACTATTGCAACATTAGGTTTTGGTCCTACTATTGTTTCAAATATGAAAGCGGCCATCAAATCTATTAGTTTAAATCCAAAAGAAATAAAATTATTAAATACAAATCTATCAGGTGGTGTTAAAAACTTCTTTACACCTATCACAGACATATTTGAAAGAATGAGATTAAATGTAAAACTGTTTTCTATGGAAATGCGAGCACCAATGCAAACATTTAGAAAAGCAGTTGATGATGGCAGAAAAATGTTAAAACCAATTGTTGATTCATTTAAGGCTGCCTTTGCAAATGTTAAGGCAGTGTTTATGCCTATCATTAATACAGTAAAAGGTTTATTTGGTACAGGTGGTTCTTTTGCAAAAACACTTGATACAATATTAGGTCCGTTAAAAACAGTTGGTAGATTTATTGGCCGTCTATTCTTACCTATTACATTAATACTTGGTGTTATAGATGGTGTACAAGGCTTTATGAAAGAGTTTGGTGAAACAGGTTCTATTGTTGATGGTATTAGAGGTGCAATCGTAGGTATTGTTGACGGATTTATTGGTAGTTTTGTAAGATTAATTACAGGCCTTGTAGGTAAAGTATTAGAGTTTTTTGGTTTAGATAACTTAGGTGCTATGGTAGCAAACTTAGGTGAAAGTCTAACAGGTTCATTTGGTCAAGCATTAGGCGGTATTGTAGATGTTATTACAGGTATATTTACATTAGACTTTGATAGAATACTAGGTGGTTTTGGCAGTTTGTTTAAAGGTGCAGGTTCATTTTTCTTAACAGTATTAACAGCACCAATTGATATGGCAGTAAACTTTATTAAAGACATATTTGGATTTGGTGACCCCGACAAACCATTCTCATTAAAAGATTTTATAATTGATAGTGCAATGGGAGTTTGGAACTGGTTTAAAGGCCTATTTACATTTGACTTTGCATCATTTAAAGAAAGACTATTTAAAATTGGTACAATGATGAAAGCATTGGCAGCCGGTGGTTTAGCGGCCGCAGGTGCTATGTTGCCTGGCGGTGAAAGTCCTGGTGAGGCATTTAGTAGAAGATTTAATGAAGTAATGGGTGGTGGTTCAGGTAACACTGTAAATGAGGGTGATGAGATTAAGAAAATCACAACTGAAACAGTACAAGGCGATACCACTGAAACAACTTATAAAACTAATACAATTAATCAAGGTACAGAAAATAAAGGTGACACAATTATTTACACCGATAATTCAAACAAACAACAAAGTACAACAAATAATAATAAGAGTGAAACTTATACTGGCTCATTATCTGTGGGACAAGATTCATACCACGATAGAGAGAACTTTGCTTTTAGTTAAACTAATATTGGCCTAATTCTTTTTCTGTAATCAATTTAAATTTCATACCCTTATCTTCACAATAGGCTTTTGCTGCTGACCACTTTGCTTGATTTTTGATGTACTCAAAACTTTCACGCATATAAGATTTTGTTTTCTTTTTTGGTGTTTTAGGTTTTGCAGTTTGACGAGATGGTTTTATCTCAATCACAAACTTATCATTTTTAATTGTCTTAATGATAAAGTCAGGAAAGTACCTATGATATTTCTTGTCTAGTGGATTATAATATCTAATTGGTAACTCCTCAGATGCCCAATACTCTATATCTGGATTGAGGTCACAGTAACGCATAAATCGTCTTTCTAATAGTGACCTGTAAACTATCTGATTTGGATTACCAACATACTTCTTTGGGTTGGTTGGTTTGTATAAACCTTTATAACTCTTTGCCATATATCACCTATAATCTATATAAATATTACCATACAAGGATATTTATAAATGGCATTTAAATCACTAAAAAGTCACATAACTAATTTGGCCACACCATTTCTCAATGACATTGCTAGCAGTTTTTTAAATGCTGGTAGTCAGAAAGATGCTGGTAAATTTGCAGCCGCAGTATTAGATAAAAAAGGACCATTTGAAATAGGTGATGCACCTGACCAAAAGGTGCGTAAAAATCCATTGTCATTTAGACCTGTACAATATCCATTAGACTTAGGTTCAAATGAACTTGGTCATTACATTTTGTTTGAATCAGGTTTTATCACATATAAACCACAAGCAGATGGTTTTTTAGATAAATCATCAAAGATAGGTAATAGTAAAAAAATTACAGCAAAAACACCTAGTGGTTCTATCACAACATCTGGTATTGCATTGTATATGCCGGCAGGTATTAAAGTAAGTTACAATCAAAGTTATGATACAGACACAGAAACAGGTTTAGCAGGACAAGCTGAGGCAACTTTAAGTGCAATTGGTAGTGCAGAAAGCAACAAACAAAAAGTAGAGGCTGCCCTAAAAGGTGTTATTGGTGGTACTGCTACTAAAGCAAAAGAGATTTTAGGTGAATTTGTATCACTTGCAGGCGCAGGTGACCCCGTTAGATTTTCAGCAAAAAGAGCTGGTGTTGCAGTTAATCCTAGAAATGAGGCATTTTATAATTCACCACAACAAAGAACATTCTCATTTACATTTGATTTTTGGCCTAGAAGTCCTGAAGAGGCAGAAGCTGTAACACAGATTATATCAATATTTAAATATAACTCAGCACCAGGTTTTAAAGAAGAAACTTTAGGTGCATTATTTGTAACGCCAAACTATTGGCGTATTAGTTATATGTTTAATGATGGTGAAAACCCACATTTAAATAAAATTGGTGCGTGTTACTGTACAGATGTAGAAGTAGATTATTCGCCAGACGGACAATGGACTACATTTAAAACAGGACAACCTGTTCATACTAAACTAACTGTAAATATGTTAGAAGACAGAATTATTACTAAACAAGATATTGAGGCAGGTGCGTAATGTTATATTTTGAACAGTTTCCTAAAACTCTTTATAACATCACAGGCAACAATGGTGATACAAAAGAAATTACCGATATATGGCGAAGAGTAAAAGTAAGAAGTAAAATTGCCAACAATGTCGCAATGTTAGACACCTATGATGTTGAAGAAGGTGAATCACCTGAAATAGTTGCGTATAAAGTTTATGGTGATGCAGATTATTTTTGGGTTGTATGTTTAATGAATAATATTGTCAATAGATATTACGATTGGCCGTTAGATGAATATAACTTCCAACAATTTGTCGCAGATAAGTATGCCAATCCGGCAGGTATACACCACTATGAAGTATTACAATCAAGTGGCAGACAAGTAGGTGAGGGTCCTAGTGACTATTCACATTATATTGAGTGTAATGCTACAGAACCAGGCGCACAATCAGTATCAAATATAGAATACGAAAGAAGATTACAAGATGAGAAAAGACAAATTAAAATATTGCGACCACAATTTTTACAGTCTTTTGAAGAAGAGTTTAGTGAACTGATAAGAAGATAATGATATGGCATTTGAAAAAGATATTTTAGATAAAGTTGGTAAGTATAACCTATCAGAATTAGCAATCATTTCATATAGACAAGATAAAGATGAAAGTAAACCTAAGTTTATGGACATCAAAGGTATTACCCTTAGTTTGTCTATTACCGAAGATATATTTTCACACAATTTAGTTGGTACTGTTATTGTCTATGATTTACAAGACATTAGAACTATTTTTCCATTAACTGGTTTAGAAAGATTATCACTAAAGTTAAATACACCAGGCTTATCAGGTTTTGAATACACCGAAAGAAACGGCATACCATTTCAGATATACAAAGTAGATAGTATTAGAAAAGACCCTAGTAATGATAAAGGTCAATTTTATAAAATCTATTTCTGTTCGCCTGAGATGTACAATAACAATATGAGTGTAGTCAGTAGAGCATACAAAGGTCCTATTGAGGTTGGCGTAGAAAACCTATTACGAGATAAGAGATATTTAAACTCACAAAAACCATTTTATGTAGAACCAACAAGAACAAATGCCAAGTATGTTATACCTAATTTAAAACCTTATAGTGCAATTAGATTTTTAAATAGTCAGGCCATATCAGGTGCGTACAATAACGCAGGTTACCTATTTTATGAAACAAATAAAGGTTTTAACTTGCGTAGTGTAGAGTCTATGCTTGCAATGGGTGGTGCCGTAGTGCGACCAGCAAGGTGGAACTTTATGACACAAATTACCCAAGTACAAGATAGTAAAAAACCTGAGGTCAAAGACATTGAAAGAAGGATGCAAACTGTTATACGATACGAGTTTGACAAACAAGTAGATACAATGGCCAATATGTTAGAAGGATTTTATGCCAATAGACTTATTGTCCACGATGCCTTTAATAAAACAATACAGACATTTGATTTTAACTATAAAGATAACTTTGCTAAGTCATTTCATTTGGATGCCAAAAGAGGTCAAATTGACCCCGATTTGTATATTACACCAGATGCACAAGTCAATGATACAGGCAAGAAACTATTTGAATCATATGACGCCAAAAGAATGGTGCAGACTGAAACATCTAAAGTACACAATGATTACGAGTTTACGCCTGTTAAAGATACACTGCCTAAGATTACATCACAAAGAGCGGGTTATAAAAATATGAACTTATCACTATTAGTATATGGAAACACCAATTTAAATGCAGGCGATATAATTAACTTTACCTCTCCTGTAATGCGACCTGGTGATAAGACAGAACACAACCCCTACACGAGTGGAAGATACTTAATAATGGCGATTAAACATACAATATCTGTAGAAAGCGGTACACACGAAATGGTACTCAAATGTTATAAGGATAGCGTTAGGAACTCATATCCGAGTGAATCCGACCCTTTAATTACAGGTAAGTCAAATATAAGTAAGATTAATATATACGAAGAGGATATATCAGATATAAATGATTTGGCAAGACTTTAAGAAACTGAGAGAATCCGGCGCTGAAAGGAATGGCCTATGTTAGAGATGTTTTTGTGGTTAGTAGGTATAACAGTGTTACTGGCCTATGCACAATACTTAAAACACCAGTTGCTGAGATATGTAACTAAGAAAGACTAATAAGAATAGAGATGATTAGAGAAATGATTGAAAAAATAGCAATGAAATACTACCAGTGTAAATATGCATACTTTTATAAGGGTAAGAGAGGATTACTGAGAGAACTACTATGTTGGGACAGATAATAGAGTATTTGAGTAATCTTTCAGGTGGCCAATCAGACGAGCCTGTTAAAAAGGAAAGTCTAGTAAGGGACTTATCAGTAAAAGAGTTTTTACGCAAAGGTAAAGCGTTGAAAAGTAAGATAAAAGAAAAGTACCCTCTATGGGGAAAGGCCTTGCGTAAGGATTAATTAAATGGCTAATAAATGCGTATGGCTAGCGTATTAAAAGGAAACATTTATCGGTAAAAAACAATGATGTACGATACAAATTTTATGGGCAAGAACGGCTTTTTCTGGTTTAACGGCGTAGTTGAAGACAGAAATGACCCTCAGAAACTAGGCCGTCTAAGAGTACGCTGTGTGGGAATTCATACGGCCAACAAAGATGATTTGCCTACTACCGATTTACCGTGGGCACAAGTCATTCACCCAATTACTTCTAGTGGTATCAGTGGGTTAGGCCATTCGCCAACCTTTGTGGTGGAAGGAAGTTGGGTTTTTGGTTATTTTAGAGATGGTTCGGCCTGCCAAGAGCCTATGATATTAGGTACTTTGCCTGGTAAACCGATTGAATTGGCCGACTCAGATAAAGGTTTCTATGACCCTAACGGTGTTTATCCCAAATACAAAGATGAGGTGGATACAAATCGTCTGGCCACCAATGATACGGCCAACCCTCATTTGTTTTTAGAATTACGAAAATTAACAAGAAAAACACAGGTGGCCACAGCGGATTTTAATATAGTCACAAACGCAGATGGTACACTTACAGTGGCCTCAGATGGCGACACATGGTCACAGCCGTCTATACCCTATGCGGCCGTTTATCCATATAACCATGTATTTGAAAGTGAAAGTGGCCATATAATGGAATATGATGATACGCCAGACAATGAGCGTATATATCAGACACACCGTACAGGCACATCATATGAGATAGATAAGGATGGCAATAAGGTAGATATAATAAAAGGCGACCATTATACCATAATATCAGGCAAGAGTCAAGCCCTTATTGAAGGAAACTCAGATATATCTATAGATGGCCGTCATAAAGTTTATTTAAATAAGTCAGGTGGTGAGAATAACCATTATGATATACAGATAGGCCCCAATGCCAATATTAACATACAGGTAGATAAAGGCAATATTAATTTGGTCACAGTAGATGGCAAGATAAATGTAAATTCAGCAGGTGATTACAACCTCAAGGTAGGTGGTAATATGACAGTGGCCGTTGAAGGTAATATCTTAGAAACCGTAGATCAGCAGGTGATTACAACCTCAAGGTAGGTGGTAATATGACAGTGGCCGTTGAAGGTAATATCTTAGAAACCGTAGAAGGTAGTAAGACAAGTAATACAACAGGCAATGTGATACATAGAGGTGCAAGAATAGACTTAAATCCTTAAAATCGGCCAGACAAATCGCTATATAAAAAGTAAAGTGATTCGCTAAACTATAAATGCAATAACAACCATTAGATATATGTCCAAACTCAAAACAATGGCCAAACTAGGATTCTACTTCTTTCTGATTAAAGGCCTACTATGGTTACTTTTACTCTATACAGGACTAGAAGTGTTTTTTTAACTACTTCCGTACAATTTTTTCCTCGGATATTTTTTAGTTAAAAAACTCTTTTAACTTATCTGATACATTTTCATAAGTGGCATAACAACCACCTACCAATTCATCATTTACATATTCTTCTATATGAATGTTACCAGCAGGTTTAGTCTGGCCGTCTATAGATAACTCATTGTCATCTAGTATTGTGATTTCAACTTTTTTGGTCATATTGTCCTTTCATTTTGGTTATTAATATCTCTTTAAGTCTTATTTCAATTTGTCTGATTCTTTCTCTTGTTACATTTAACATAAGACCTACTTCATCTAAAGTTTTGTTGTTTATAATTCTTTCTTGTAAAACAACTTTACATTGATATTTAAAGTAATCAGCTTGATGAAAATTTTTTACATATTTAATGTTATTAATAATGTCTATTGCTTCTTGTATAGGGTTATTAATATCACTATCAAATCTTATCATAGTTTACTTTCATTATTTTGACTTGTTTAGATAATTAATTAATCCTTTTAATATAAATTTACTATCTTTTACTTTACCTAATGTATGATTACAAGTAGCACATAATAAACCTCTTACTTTGCCTGTTTCATGGTTATGGTCAATGTGTAATCGTGTTTCTTTACCATAATCACCAGGTGGTTTTTTACAATACACATTAGCACAAAGGCCATTTTGTTCTTGTAATAAATTAAAATATTGTTGTTTTGAGATATTATACAAATCTTTTAAATTTTTAAAGTACCTGTAATCTCTATCTTTTTTAAGTCTTTGTTCTTTAGTTTGAGGCATAGTTATGCAGCTAACAGTTCTTTAAAGTCTTTACAATAGTGTCTTAACTTTCTCATGGCCTTTGCTTCAATTTGTACAATTCTTTCTCTAGTTACACTAAATGGCTGGCCAACTTCTTCTAAGGTATAGTCAGTATTCAAACCAATACCAAATCTCATTCTTATCACTCTTTCTTCTTTAGGTGTTAAATAAGTAAGAGCTTGAGTGATTTTCTCTTTTATCTGATTCTTTGCAATAACAGTATCTAAGTTAAATTCACTTATCATATTGTCAGTTGCAGACAGTTCAGTAGATTGAAAGATTGCGTCTTTACTTTTTTTAAACACCTTTTGTCTTACAAGGTGGCCATTCTTGTTTTTGTTTATACGATAATAATAGTCTTTATTATCTAATTTCATATCTAAGTTAATTTTCATAGCGTTTTTTCTTTTTTATTTTTGTAGTACCATTTTTTAAAGGCCTTACCATCTTTAGTCTTATTCCATTTGGCAAGGTCTTTTCTTATCATTTTTAATAATTGTTCTTTAGTCATAGTGTCCTTTCATAGTTAATACAAAGGCAGTTATAACAGAAAGAAAGTAAGTTTAAAAAAATAACTGCCTTCATATACTAATATAATACACTAAAAGAGGTTATAAGTCAACACATAAAAATGGTCAATATTGTCGCAGCTAGGTGTATGTTCTGGTAATGTTCTCACTTTTTTGCGGATAAAAGCGTACTATGTTCTCATTTTTATGCGGATAATAGTATTAACTTACGCTTATCGTGTGTAGCGTGTATTCGCCGTTTATGTGTTGAAACCTATAACTGGTTATAACTGTGTATATTTGCATAGTGATTCTATGCATTGGTGAAGGACAGTAAACTTATATATATCGGTGTAGTGCCGTCCAGAGGAAGCTCCAATACCCTATGAAAGAAACAAACACAACTTGTAGAATACTCTTTGGTGGCGGACTGACAATTAATCCAGACGGTAGAATACTCTTATGTTGTGCATCTACAAAAAAAGAATTAGCACACATCTCAGAAATAGACAATCTCTTAGACTTCTTTAACTCTTCTTTATTAAATGAAATAAGAGATACCATGAAGAATGGCCAGTTACCTAGTGAATGGTGTTATTCTTGTATTCGTAAAAGAGAAGACGGTCAAACGGCACCTATTGATGAATGGGTTAAAAGGCATATAAAGTGGTCGGAATCGGACTCGGATTCTTATGCGATTAAATTCTTAGAGTTTGCACCTTCTAATATATGTAACCAGACTTGTACTATGTGTGGTAGTGTGTATAGTTCAAAATGGGTAGAATGGGATAAAGAAGCAATACAAAAGGGTATGACTTTTCGAAATGCTTATAGAGATAGAAATAGAGTTAAAGATATGAAAGTTCATTCTATGAGTGATAAAGATTTACAAAAGATATATGATATATTACCTGAAGTTGAGAGTATTCATTTAAAAGGTGGTGAACCTTTTGCGGATAATCGTAATTATGATTTAATGCAACATTGTTTAAAGTTAGATAAACCCCCTAAGATTACGGCAACCTCTAACTTTGCTGTCATTACAGATAAGTTTATGGATATGATTTGTGACTATCCTAATTTTTACTTTTCCGTATCTATTGACGGTACACATAAACTGTACGAATGGGTGCGTGGTAGTTCTTATACAAAAACAATTAACAATTTAAAACTGTATATGGCCAGTACAGGTAAGAAACCTATTATATCTTGTACACCTACCATTTACACATTATATTCATTAGACACATACTTACAAGAAATGAAAGAGTTAGGTATAGAAAGACTACAGTTTAATTATTGTGGTTCGCCTAATTACACTTCCGTTGAGGCAGATGAAGATATAGAAATTTACAATGAAAAATACAAAGAGTTTTTAAAGACCTTTACAGGTATGCAGTTAGGCCGACCTGAATATCTTTATACACGAAAATACAATAATGTAGAAAAACACAAAGTTAAAGTATGGATTGATTTTATGAATAGTAAAAGAGGTTTTGATATTAGAGAGATAGTGCCTGAATTATCTAAGTTCTAAATATAATAATGGACTTACAACACGGTGTCCTATTATTGCTAATAGGACTTCCCGTCACTTTCTTGGTATTTGCAGTTATTCTTTATGCTGAACAGCCTAAAGAAAACAAAGAAACAGATTTAACTGAAGCGCAGAAATCTTTAAGAAGACTTTTTAGTGTTGATAAATTCTAATTCATCATCATTATACGGCCACATTAGTAAACACCCTTTCTTACATGGTACGGAAATCTTCCGTCTTTCTTATAGCAAGTGTAGGCGAAGTACCAATCTTTCCCCCATTCGGCCTGGCAGAAGCGTTTGATACCATTATCAGTGTTATCATTATTACGGCCAAAAAACTTTTTAAGTAGGCGTCCCATTTAAGCAGCCTCCTTAGAATGTAACATTAACTTTTTAGCTTCTTCATATTTACCCATTACGGCCAGATTATGAGCTGCTCTTGCATAACCAATTTGTTCACAGATTTTTAAAAATTTTTTAAACATTGTTGTTTTATCTCCTCAGACAATATTTAAGCACAGACGCTTACTCAGCCGCCTTGCTCATTTGTTATAGTAGTTGTGTATTTTTTAGATATAGTGCAGATATGAACCAATAATATATTTTGGTTTCTCAATCGGCTTGTATGCAGTATGCAAATATGTCCATAAAGGTGGAAACATTAAAAGTCTTCCTGCCTTTGGTTGGACTTTCATATCGTATTCATCAAAACCTGTATGACCTTGTTTGTTGTCATCTAAGTATAAAAAGAATACTAGAAATCTCCTTGCAGATGCATAATCACCAACATCAACATGACTTCTAAATTCATCTTTACCATCAGCATTATACTTTTTAAATCTAATTTGTTCAAAACCAAATTTATCTGGCCATTGATTGAATTGTATTTTACAATCACTCTTATATCTTTCAATATAAGGTTTTAATTGTGCATACAGACCTTGTGTAAAGCCTTCCCAATCTTTATGCTGATTTATGTTTATTTCGGTAAAGTATCTATGGTTGTCTAATTCAGTTCTAGTTTGTTGGTCTGTAGATACCTCAAACTTTTGAATCAGTTCATTACAAATATCTTTAGAAATCACATCATCATATACTTTAATATATTTTTTCATTACTACAATATACTATTATTTATCATAAATGTCAAGCTTGTTTTCGCTTCATAGTATAATCTTCACCATATTTTTTTATATAATCTTTATCTAATTTTCCATACTTAATACGATAGTAAAGATACAATGGCCGATTAATTAAAAAGTAATGCAGTATGCCATAGAGTATGACAATATAGACTGCTACAACACAAAGATTTTCAAACCACCAATCAATCTTTGTAGTGGATGAGTTCCCA